TGAGTTATAACCGCCGCCCGGTGTTTTCTTTAGCAATATACAGAGCATTTCGGGCAAAACCGATAATTGATTTTGTTTTAATTGCTTTGCTTTATGCTCGTATTGGCTCAACTCAATAAATTCATTAACCGTACTTTTTACCATGTGTTTTTCGGGCAAGTACCATGTTTGGCCGTTGTGGTCGATACTAGGGCCGGCGTTTTTACTGTCTCCAATACTCCTATTAAAATTTGTTTCTATCTGCTTGTATAACGCCTCCAATACGTCCGTTTTAACCTTGCCTAATATATCAACCGGGCAGCCCGTCCAAAACGCTGTATAGAGCAAAAAGTAAGGCATTATTTCTAAACCGTAAACGTCATAATCTATACTATCTAATACTTGCTTTCTTATTGTGTCGCTATTGGCCGCTTGCAAGTCTTTTAATACTGCCGGTTTCTTTGCCTCGACACTCTCTAAAGACTCTAAGAACCTTTTTAAAGTGACATCTTGCCAACCTTCCGGGTATTCAAAAACCGCCTCTTTTATCTTAAATTGTACCGGCATTTTATTTGGTTTTTTTGGTTGCTTTGCGTGCTTTTCTTTTCTTTGCTTGTGCCTTTCTTGCCTTTGGTGTTTCGGCATTGTTAGCAATAACTACTTTTTCACTTTCGTCTGCCTCCTCTTCTATTTGCCGGGCTTGTGGTGGCGGTTTTGCTTTGCCGTCACTAACAAGTACAAAGCGGCTTTTTGTAGCCTCTTGTAGATACTTGTTAACACCTTTATAGAAAGATTCAATACGCTTAATTACATTCAATTCATTGCGGGTTTTACCGCCTTTGGCCCGTAACTTTTGGGCTTGTTTGTATAGTATATCAATTTGTGTTTTTATTCCTTTCATGTTGTTTTTATTGGTTATCTAAATGCTAAAATTCCGCTACTGTTGCCGCTTGTTAACTTCATTAAAGCGTAGTACCTCGCAGCGTCCCAAAAGTGGTTGAAATCGTCTATTGGTTTATTAGTTGGTTGTCCGTTGTTATCTGTTTTGTATTTATATTGCTTTTGCTCTTTTAGTCCGTTGACTGAGTTAACAATCCAATACCGTTTAAAATACTATCTTTTCCTTTCTTTGTGGATTTAGCCCAAAGCCCAAAACCTTTTAAATCTTGTATGCTTTTCGGCTCCGCACTATCGCAAAATATTTCGATTTGTTTTGGTAATCGCTTTGCTATTTGGTGATTTTGTAAACCTCTGCTATATATTATTTCGTCAATATACAAATTTTCGCCTAAAATACCGCACATTACCGCCGCCGTTGGGTCGTTAGTATAGCCAAAATCTAAGCCTATTGCACGTTTTTTTAGCCCTTGCGGTAAACTATCAACAACTTTTATTTTAGGAAAAATTAAGCCTTTAATTGTGCCGTATTGGCCTAATACATAAACCTTTCTTAGTTGTGGGTCTTTTATTCCTTCAATCTCTCTTTTTAAATCATCTGACAAAAAAGGATTGTCTAAATACGTGCTAATTATTACGTCAACATCATTGCGTTCGTGCGCTCGTTTTTGCTCTAATTCGGTATTAATCCACGTGTAAGGGTCTGACGGGTTTAGGTCTAAAAAAATAAGGTCGGTTGTCCTTATAAGCAGTTGAAAAAAGTCTGTATTGTAATGTAGTTCGTTAGCCTCATTGCAAAAAAGTATTTCTCTTTTTCGGCCTCTTACTTTTTGTTGGTCGTCAACACTAAAAAATTCAACAGTACGCCCGTTGAATTTATAAGTTCTATCACTTTTTAAGTTCTATCACTTTTGTGAATGTTTACTTTATCGTAATATCCGACCGCTTGCAATATCTCTTCAAAGTCTTTTAAAGCGGTTGCTTTGAGCGCCGGCAATGTTTTACGCACTACTGATGCCGTGCCGGTTTTAATCTGTTGCCCGTCCCTAATTTCGCCGGTTATCAGCCAATTGCAAAACACTTGCATTATAGCATAAGTTTTGCCCGCTCTTGTGCCTCCTCTGTTAATAACTATCTTTTTTTTGCTGTCCATATTTCGAGCAAATACGTTACTAACTCCGATAATTTTTTGTTGACTATCTGCCATTATTTAATAAGTTTCCAAACTATTGGTTTGTCCTTGTTGCCGCTTAGTTCAATTTCTTGTTTTTCAACCCAACCCCGACTTTTTGCCTTTGTCTTTAGTGCAAATATTAGTACACTATCAGAACCGTCGTTAATTCGCTTAACTGCTTTGCTTTCTAAAAAGTCTAAAAATCTTTCTTTGGGTTGAGCCTCTTCTATTGCCTTTTTAAAATCTTTGTCTTTTTCTTTCCATTCGTAGAAAGTAGGCCTTGATATACCAACAACATTACAAGTTTGTGTAATATTGCCAAACGTTTTAATGTATGCCTCAATTGTTGATTTCTTTTTTACGTCCAAAATTGTAAGATTTCGTAAGATTAAAAAGGCACGTTTTGAGCCTCTTTTTTATATTCTTTGCCGTTAATTTTTATGGTCAATGTTTCGTCTAATTTTGTCATTCTATCAATAATAACTTGGCAATATTTTTCGTCTAATTCCATGCCGTAACAAATGCTGTTTAATTGGTGTGCTGCTACCATTGTTGAGCCGCTACCGAGAAATAAATCTAAAACATTTTTACCTACATTAAATTTATTAAAAAACCAAGAAGGTAGAGCTACGGGCTTTTGCGTGGGATGAACTCTCTTTTCCTTGTTTTTCATGTTTTGTTGTAACATTCCCGACCACTTCCATTTAATTAATCTTATTGCTTTTTTGTAGCTCGTCCATGCTATTTCACAATCTGCAAAATCAGTACTGCCGTTGTCTTTATCCCAAACCAACCAACACGAAGAAGGAGGCAGCTTATCTGCGTAGTAATTAGCGCCCCACAATACAACATTTTCACAAGCTTTTAAACAATTACCAATGGCAATATAAGGTATTTTTTTATCCCAATCGTTTATTCCATAATCTATTTTTTTAGCAACTCCTCCTCCTTTGCCTTGCGATTGATTGCCTATATTTATACCGTAGGGCGGGTCAGTAAAAACTAAATTAATTTTATTATTGTCTATTAATTTTGCAACACTATCCGAGCAAGTACTATCACCACAAAGTAACCTATGAACCCTACCATCATCACAAACAAATTCGACTAAATCGCCTTTAATAACATCCACTTGCATTGTTTCGGGTTCTTGGTAATCGTCTTCTTTAGCCTCTAAAATTTCGGCCTCAAACTCCGGTATTTCCAAACCCCAATCTATCAAATTATTTTCGTCCCAATTTTCATTTAGTTCATCCCAATCCCAAACGCCAAAACCAACATTATCAGCGATAATAAAACGCTCTTTTTCTACCTCTGTTAGCTCGTCTGCACGCTTTACCCAATTATCCGGTATATCTTTATAGTCTAATTCTTTTAAGGCTTTTAAGCGCATATTTCCACCTAAAACAATGTTATTTTTATCAATAACCATAGGCCGTAGCTCCATCATTTTTGGAAACTCTTTTATACTCTTAACAAGCTTTTTAAATTTGTCGTCTTTTAATATTCTTGGGTTGTTTGGGTTGTTCTTTAGTTTTGATAATTTCATAATATTGGATAAATTTTTGTACCTTTATTCATACGCAAATTAGATATAAAAGTTTAAAAAACAAAATATTATGGAACTTAAAAGAATACCAAACCCGGACGGCCCGCCCGTAAAGATAGGAGACAAAGTAAAAATAACAAGCGGCGATTTTATCGGCTACATTGGCGAAATTACCGCTTTTGTTGAGGAGGCCGGGCAATGGATAAAGACCGTTAAAACCATAAACGCCGACGGAAAAATACAATATTTAGAAGTTAAAACGGTAGTATTAGATTTGGCTAACATACTTGAAAAACTAGGCAAAACAAAATCTTTCAAAAAGTTTTGGACATGGTTTACTAATCTATTCAGAAAAAAAGAAAACAAAAGATAATAGTTTATGGTGTTTTATATTGATTATTTTAGGGTTTCGATAATTTTGCGCTTTTAACTGAGAAGTTGAGAGCGTTTTTTTTTTTGTTCTAAATGTTGTATCTTAACTCTCAATAGGTGAGACTATAGATAATATACGTATATTCTTTTAAACGCTGCTTTGGGTTGCCTCACCTTCCCGTTGCGGCGTTTTTAATACAAATAGGTGAGACTATGAACATTTTAAATTTTGAACAAACAAC